ATATGTACGCTAAAGAGTACGGTCAATTCCACGGTGCATTGTCTTTGAACACTCCAGAAGGGGCAGAGCCAATGTGGAGACATTTAGAAATCCTTTTAAAACTTGAAACAGTATGACTATAATATTTTTATTACTAGGTTTAGCGACCTTAATCGTTGGTGGGGAGTTTTTAGTTAAGGGTTCTATCGGTATTGCCAAGAAATTTAACATTTCTTCATTGGTAATCGGTATGACCGTTATTTCTTTCGGAACATCAGCACCAGAATTAATCGTTAGTATTAAATCGGCACTGAGTGGTAATCCAGAGATAGCCTTAGGTAACGTAATCGGTTCAAACATAGCGAACATTGGTTTAATCCTAGGTATCACAGTCTTAATCTTTCCGATAATAATTAATCGGAATACTAAGATATTAGATTGGCCAGTAATGTTCGGTGCAAGTTTACTATTCTTCTTCTTTGCCTATGACGGTATAATAAGTAGATTCGAGGGTATGACGTTATTCACACTCTTAATAACATTCACAGTATTCCTTATACGAAAGTCTAGGAAAGAACCAGCAGTACCAACAAAAGAAGATGAACCAACGATGAAGCCTATGTTGGCTGTCGGTTATCTATTACTTGGTTTGGTTGGACTATACTTTGGTGCTGAATGGCTTTTAGATAGTGCGGTTAAGTTAGCTAAGGACTTCGGAATGGAAGAAAGAGTAATTGCTATAACTATAGTTGCTTTTGGTACATCGGTTCCAGAATTAATCACATCTTGTATTGCTGCATTTAAAAAGGAGACGGATATTGCGATAGGTAACCTAATAGGGTCAAACATATTCAATATAATGTCAGTAGTTGGTTTAACAGCATTTGTAGAGCCAATGAAGGTATCAGACAACATACTTAACATTGATATGTTATGGATGCTTGGACTATCACTATTATTACTACCACTTATTATGTTTGGTAAGAAACTAGGTAAATTCAAGGGTGCATTACTACTTTCTGTATATATTATTTATATTTCTACATTATTACTTGCATAACTGAAAAGTAATGTGTATATTTGTATTCAATCATTAAAAAAACACTTATGACAACAATAAAAACAATTTTAGATGAGGTTACTGCATCAAGTGGTTCAAACGGAAAGATGGCAACTCTTAAGAGTTATGAAGATACACCACTTATTAAAGAGGTGATTTATCAAGCGAAGTCTAAGAAGATTAAGTTCTTCCTTAAGCAGATTCCAGAGTACAATACTAATGATAGTAATATGCCATTAGAATGGGCATTAGAAAAATTAGGTGATATTAGTAATCGAGAAGTTACTGGTAGTGAAGCTACTGGTTATCTTAAAAACATATTAGAGTCAGTTTCAGAAGATGATGCATATATCGTTGAGAGAATCATTGATAAAGACCTTAAGTTTGGTTTAGGAACAACTTATATTAACAAAGTATTCAAAGACCTTATCGAGAAGACACCTTATATGGGTGCAAAGTCATTCTCAGAGAAGTTAGCAAAGAAAATATTTGAAGTTGGTAAAGATAGACGAAGAAAACTTGCTGTATCACAAGTAAAGATGGATGGTCGTTATTGTAACGCTATCATCAGAGGTGGTCATGTTGAATTAGAATCAAGGCAAGGTGAGACTACTCATGTTGGAGATGCTAAATTCCTTAGAGAATTATCAGCATTGCCAGATTGTGTATTAAATGGTGAGTTAACCATTGATGGTCTTGACAGATACACTGCTAATGGTATCGTTGCTTCAATAGTTGATATTGAAAAGAAACGAGATACTGTTACAGAAAAAGAATTAAATAAGAAATTAGAGAAGTTCGTTGAGAAGCATGGTTCGTATGAAGATGCTTTATCTAACATCAGATATACAGTATGGGATATGATTACTGTTGATGAGTATTTCGAAAAGAAATCAGATAGACCATACGCTGAAAGGTCAGCAATCCTTGCATCCACATTAAGTAAATTCCAAATGAGTAGAGTAATCTTAATTGAAGGTGCTGTAGTTAGGTCTTATGAAGAAGCAATGTTACACTTCCAACAAGAATTATTAAAAGGTGAAGAAGGTACTATCCTTAAGTCACTTGATGGTACTTGGAAAGATGGTAAACCTAACTGGCAAATTAAGATGAAGTTAGACATGAATATTGACCTTAGGGTAATAGGATTCGAATTTGGTGAGAAAGGTTCTAAGAACGAAGAAGTATACTCTACAATCAACTTAGAAACATCTTGTGGTAAACTTAAAACAAATCCAGCTGGAATGACAGAGGCTATGATGAATGATATCACAGAACGTTCTGAGGAATTAATTGGAACTATAGTTGAGATTAGGTGTTCTGGTCTTTCACAAAACTCTAAAGGAGAGTGGTCAACACTTCACCCGTCAGTAGTGGCATTAAGAGATGATAAAGATACTTGTGATTCATTAGAATCAGCTATCGAAATAGAAAACATGGCTAAGGGCCTAACAGCAATAAACGCATGATTTGGACAACAATATTTCTAACATTAACTATAGTTGAAGGAATTTACCTATGGTTTCAATGGGATAAGATATCTCAAGTGATAGAAGTCGCTAAATTAGCCCAAGATTTGACTGGTGTAGCGTTTAAAGATAACAAAGCTTATAACAAGGCTATGGACTTTAAGACTAAGGTGATTTTCTTCGTTCTTAAATTCAAGAAATTAATATGGTTACCAATAGGGTTATTATTAATAGCTAACCTTATAGTAGCATCGATAATATCACCAATAATAAGTTTAATATTATATATCGTAGTATGACTAGTGGAGAATTTATAGATAAATACGAAGACTTCTTTAAGCATGATTGGGCTTGGCCAGACTGTGGTATCGGATGGTTACCATTACTAGATAAGTTATGTGGTATGATTAAGGGTCAACTTGATAATATCGAGAAATATAATGAAGGTTGGTTTAAGAATGAGGTGATAACTCCAGAGAAGTACGAATCAAATAAGAAATTATTAGAGAACTTCAAGATTGTTCAAATCAAAGAAAAATTTGGTGGTCTTAGGTTTTATGTTCAAGGTACAGACTATAAGGAACATAAAGATATTCATGGTTGGATTACCTTTGCAGAATCAATGTCTTATGTGTTATGTGAAGGTTGTGGTACTAATCAAGGTTTAGGTACAACTAGCGGTTGGATGAGAACAATATGTAAGCCTTGTGCAATTGATATTGATAAAGGTGATGTTTGGATGTCTAAAGAGGACCAAAAGAAACAAATGGTGGAATATAATAAAAACAATAAATAACAAAAATTAAAAAGTAAAAATTATGAGTTTAGTAGTAAATGGAACAATTACAAAAGTAATTGATGTAGAAACAGGAACCAGTAAAGCTGGTAAAGCATGGAAAAAACAAAGTTTCGTTGTAGATACGGGTGAAGCGTATAACCCAGAAGTTTGTTTTAGCTTATTCGGTGATGATAAAGTAGATATGTTAAAACAATTTGCAGAAGGTGAATCTGTTGAAGTAGCGTTTAACGTATCATCAAGAGAATTTAATGGTAAATATTACCACAACATTGATGCATGGAAAATCAGTAAAGTTGGGACTAGTGTAGCTTCACCAGTATCAGCACCTTTTCCAGCTGGAGATGTAAGTGGTGACGATGACTTACCATTCTAAATGAGGAATCTATTAATCATATTTGTTTTAACTCTGGGACTCACATCTTGTGACCCAGCAGTTAAAACAATTGATGATGTTAGACAAGTCAAGGTTGGTTCAACACAGATTGAGGTACTATATCTTTTAGGTGAACCATATGAGATTGACTTAGAGGTTGGTTATGAAGAATGGAAATACCGTCTCGAAACTGATAGTAGATACCATAATACATTTACAATCACTATCACAAATGAAAAAGTTACAAATTATACAACATATTAAAGATTAAGATTATGGAACAAAAAATGTATAAATTCCCAAGTATTGAACAGTACAAGAGTGCTATTCATAACATTGACCACCGTGCTAAGTACAGGGGTGAAGATGCGGATGGTAATATGATAAAGGATGAAACGGCTAAGTTACCAACTCTAGAATATCGAGGTACTGTGAAGTTACACGGAACGAATGCAGCTATTGTTTTCACTTGGGATATGCTTAAACACGATTACGTGATGCATGCACAATCAAGAAAGAATATAATTACACCACAAAAGGATAACGCTGGTTTTGCTGCATTTGCACATACTAGTAACACCGAATTAATCCTTAACAAGATTGAGAAAGAAATGGGTGATGATATGGGGTATACTCCAGAAGTTATCAGAGTCTATGGTGAATGGTGTGGTGGTAATATCCAAAAAGGTGTCGCAATTAATGGTCTTGATAAGATGTTTGTCATCTTTGCTGTAAAGGTTGATAATATTTGGATAGATGATAACAAGTTATCAAAAATCAAGATACCAGAAGCTAGGATTCACAACATCTTAGATTACCCATCTTACACAATACTAATTGACTTCAATAACCCAGAACAATCAAGAAACAAGTTAGTTGATTTAACTAATTTAGTAGAAGCAGAATGTCCAGTAGGTAAAGCCTTTGGTA